AGTGTGTCCTCGATAATCCCCCATGCAGACGGAAGCGGCCCACACCTATGGAGGTGGAGACCGCTGCGTCCGGAGAAGAGAGGTGCCACATGGGCGGTGTGGCTCTGACCGATTAGGTCGATTATAAAGATATCACTAGAAAACGAGACTTCAAAGTTCCTTTTGGTTCCTTTTGGTTCCTAATTTACTCGCGCCAATCGTCGTATATCTCGACCTCTATCTTCGGGGCGTCAGGGTCTTGCCAATGTCTACTCGGAGACTGCACCACAAGTCGCCCGAACCTCTCGTATAGCTCATCGATGTCCTTCGCATCGAGCGTCCAATACCTGCCATGCTTATCGAAATCATCGTCAAGGAGCCACGAATAGTCCGACTCATGAACAACCGCATCCGCACAAGGGCTGCCATCATAATGGCTACTGCTTGTCCTGCTGATCATATATCTCATTTATAATCCTTCCCCGGCGAGAAGAACCTATCCGTCATAACGTCTAGCGCGACGGCCTTCTCGTGCTTTACCGTGATCTCTGCGTATCCCACGACGTCTGCCACCTTGCGAATCGGTAGGTCGTCCACGTAGTAGCATTCCAGGATACGTCCCCACTTGTGCCTGGGGTTCTCCGCGTCAAGCGTGTGGCAGTAGAGCCGCGCCCTTGCCACCTCCTCCGCGACCATCGTCTGCCTGTCGAGCACGTCGGCGACGCCCGAGAGGTCTCCGCTCGCGCCCGAGTGCGGCATGCCATCAGGCCATTTGCCCAGGGCCATGAGTCGAGCCTCGTCCTCCGCCTGACGCCGCACGTCGGACTGGACGGCTACGAGCCATTCCTCCGCCGTCATCTGCTTACCTCCTTCGCCGCTCGCTCACAGTACCACGCGGCCTTTCGCAGGTCCTCTCCCATGTCGCCTTTCAGCCCTGCTCGCCAGAGGTACTTGATGGCGTTGCCGCGGCAGAAGGCAATGAGCCCGTCATGCCCGAGGGCAGAGGATATCGCATCGATGCACTCGATGTCGCCGGAGCAGTAGTGTGACGGGTGGTCAACGGGATCGTCCGTCTGCTTATCTTTCATCTGGCATCGCCCCATCACTTTGGAACCCAGTCGCTACAAAATTCATCGAAGCGGGTCTCGCACGTGAACCCGTCATCTGCGAAGCGCTGGCAGTCCGCAACCGTGCCGTAACCCTCATCGGTCCTCACCCACATCGCGCACATGCAGCATTCCGGGCATTT